ACGCAACAAACTCATAAATCCGTTAGCACTAAATACATCGTCAGCAATGCCTTTTATAGCATTACCAGCTTGCCCTATTAAGCCTTCGCCAAATTGTGCTGCGCTGCCTAACAAACTGCTTACTGACGCAGATGGACTAACTGTGTTACGAGCTTGAGATTTTGCTGCTTGAGTAAATGATGTCCCAACTGATCCGCCAGGATTATAATTTGGCATGTTGATTTTTTCCTATATACATTATTTGTCTCCTTTACTATGTTATTTAGTTGACTTTTTAATGTATGTAGTTTATAATAGTAGTAAGACAACCGGAGATCTTAATGGCTAGAAAAATAAATTACCTAAATAATAAAGATATACTTAAAGAAATACATAAATCAAAAACTACGTTTTGTAGCTTTGTATCTGATAACGATCATAGATTTGATCTTATTCTGCTTAGTATTGACAAAATTAATATTAGAACTATTGCTGAGGCGAAACGAGCGCAAGCGAAACGGCTACAGCACATAGACTTTGATGCACGTAAACTTGCAGGGGAGAAAGTTAAACTTGCAGAGTGCGCTGTTGATTATCGTAAAGTTAAAAAAACAGACTTAGTTTTTCGTATTATGACGTTTGATCACATTCCAGACGAGCCTGGCAGGAAAAAGACTCCTAAAACAGTTGCAGACCATAAAGTTAAGTTAAACTTTCCACCGTTTCAGCACTTTCGCTTTAACGAACACAACGAGTTACAGTGTGTAGGCAAATCACATTGGACTGGTGGTATGGAAAATGGTGGATTTGCACTGCGAGATGGCAAGGCAACTACTAAACTTGCTATGATGTGGATGAAACTGTGTGATCGCTATGCAACTAGAGGCAATGTACGTGGATACACTTACAATGACGAAATGCGTGGACAAGCAATACTGCAACTTGCACAAATTGGCTTACAGTTTGACGAATCTAAGTCGGATAATCCATTTGCATATTACACTGCCGCAGTTACCAATAGCTTTGTTCGTGTTATCAATATTGAGAAACGTGCGCAAAACATACGTGACGATATCTTAGAAATGAACGATATGAACCCTAGCTTTACAAGGCAAAATATGGGTGAGTGGGAAGCGCAACAGCGTAGAGAAAAGATTAACTCTACTAAAACATAGGTTGACTTTTTATAATATCTGTTATATAATATAAAGGTATATAAACTAAAGGATAAACTGTTTTGTTTAAAAAAGCTGCTGTCTTTACAGACATTCACTTTGGATTGAAGGGTAATTCAAAAGTTCACAATCAAGATTGTGAGGACTTTATTGATTGGTACATTCAACAAGCAAAAGATAACGGTTGTGAAACTGGTATCTTTTGTGGCGATTGGCACCATAATCGAAATAGTCTAAACTTAACTACTATGGACGCTACCATTAGAAGCATGGAAAAGCTAGGAGCTGCCTTTGAGCAGTTCTTCTTCTTTGATGGCAATCACGACCTGTATTATAAAGACAAGCGTGACGTTAATAGTACTGCATTTGCTAAACACATTCCAGGTATTACGTTTGTAGACGAAATTACTACAATTGAAGACGTAACTATTGTACCTTGGCTTGTAGGAGACGAATGGAAGAAGTTACGCAAGCTAAAAAGCAAGTATGTGTTTGGACACTTTGAACTACCTAGCTTCTATATGAACGCTATGGTGCAAATGCCCGATCACGGAGAGCTTAGAGCAGAAGACTTTGCTAATCAGTCGTATGTGTTTAGTGGTCACTTCCACAAACGTCAGCAACAAGGTGTTGTACACTACTTAGGTAACGCATTTCCACACAACTATGCTGATGCGTGGGATGATGCACGTGGGATGATGATACTTGACAGAGAAAACGACAAAGAACCAGTATATCTTAACTGGGAAGACTGTCCAAAGTATCGAACTATTAAACTAAGTCAGTTGATTGATGAAGCAGATACGCTTATTAAACCTAATATGTATCTGCGTGTTAATTTAGACTTGCCGATTAGTTATGAAGAAGCAAGTTTTATTAAAGAAACATTCATTAATAACTACAACTGTCGTGAAATTAGTTTAATCCCACAAAAGTCACTAGAAGAAATTAGTACACAACTAGACATCGAGCAATTTGAAAGCGTAGATCAAATTGTAGCAGGAGAGATTGCTGCAATTGACTCTGACAACTTCAATAAGAAAACATTAATGGATATTTATAGCGAATTATGATACGTATTAAAGACTTAACCGTAAAGAACTTCATGAGTGTGGGTAATCAGACTCAAGCTGTAGACTTTGATCGAGATCAATTAACCCTTGTACTAGGTGAAAACTTGGATCAAGGCGGTGATGATAGCGGATCACGAAATGGTACTGGTAAAACTACTATCATTAATGCACTATCGTATGCACTATATGGTACTGCACTTACTAATATTAAGAAGAATAACTTAATTAACAAAACAAACTCAAAGGGCATGTTAGTTACACTGCACTTCGAAAAGAACAATGTTAATTATCGTATTGAACGTGGTCGGTCGCCTAATGTGCTCAAGTTCTTTGTAGATGAACAAGAACAAGAGATGACAGACGAGTCGCAAGGCGACAGTCGCAAGACACAAGAGTCAATTAATCACTTACTTGATATGTCGCACGACATGTTTAAGCACATTGTTGCACTTAATACGTACACTGAACCGTTTTTATCTATGAGACAAAATGATCAACGTGCTATTATTGAACAACTACTAGGTATTACTATTCTTAGTGAAAAAGCAGAAGCCCTTAAAGAGCAAACTAAGCAAACTAAGGATGCAATTCAAGAAGAGACACTAAAAATTAATGCCATACAAACTGCAAATGAAAAAATTGGCACTACTATTGATAGTTTGAGCAGAACGCAACGTGCTTGGCTTTCTAAAAAGGACCAAGACTGTGCTAAATTGCAATTAGGCATTACAGAGCTAGAACATTTAGACATTGACACTGAATTAGATTCACATGAAAAATTATCAAATTGGTCTAAGCACAATAACGCTATTATGGCTCTTAAAAAGGAATTAAGTACGTTAGAACCAGCACTAGTACGTGCGGACAAGAGTGTTGAACAAGCAAATAAAGACATCGTAGATTTAGATGACGCAACGTGTTATACTTGCGGACAAGAGCTACATGCAGACAAAAAAGCAGAGATTGCAGAGCGCAAAACTAAAGAACTAGCCGATGCTATTGCATATCAAGCAGAGATTACTGTTAAAGTTAACGATGTTGTAAAAGGTCTTGAAGACATTGGTGATATTAACGGCAAACCTACTACTTTCTATGAGAGTGCTAAAGAAGCATACGATCATAGACAGAATGTTGATAGCTTAACCAAGGCGCTTGCGCAAAAAGTAGACGACATTGATCCTTATCAAGCACAAATTGACGAATTAAACAATAGTGCAATGCAAGAACTTAACTGGGGAGCAGTTAATGACCTAACTGAATACAAAGAACACCAGGACTTCTTGTTAAAACTGTTAACTAACAAAGATAGCTTCATTCGTAAGAAGATTATTGATCAGAACTTAATGTATCTTAACAACAGACTTACATACTATCTTGATAAGTTAGGGTTGCCGCATCAAGTTGTATTCCAAAACGATTTGAACGTTGAAATAACACAACTAGGTCAGGATTTAGACTTTGATAACTTGTCAAGAGGTGAACGTAATAGACTTATACTAGGTATGAGCTTTGCATTCCGTGATGTGTGGGAGAGTTTATATCAAAAAATTAACTTGTTGTTTATTGATGAGCTGATTGATAGCGGTATGGATACTGCTGGCGTTGAAAGTTCACTTAGTGTTCTTAAGAAAATGGGTAGAGAAGGCGACAAGAACGTGTATCTTATATCCCATAAGGATGAACTAGTAGGAAGAGTTAACCATGTTATGAAAGTTATCAAAGAAAATGGATTTACTAGCTATGAAAATGATATCGAGATTATTGAATGACAAATAAGAAATTTGAAAATGCAATAAACAGAGTACAGCAAGATTGTCCTCCAATTTGGATGATGCGACAAGCAGGAAGATATCAACCTTCCTATATGGAGCTCAAAGAAAAGTACAATTTTGAACAAATGTGTAAACTTCCTAAAATTGCGTCCGAAGTTGCAATGTTACCTATTAACGAGTTTGATTTTGACATTGCAATTTTGTTTAGTGATATACTTTGGCACTTAGAAGGCTTAGGTCTTCCGTTAAAGTTTGATCCGGGTCCTAAGTTTCAAATACATCTTAGTGAAGACAACTGGGAACAATATACCGACGTCGACAAAGCACTACACCATATCAAATTTCAAAGTAATGCACTAGAAGCAACTCGTACAGCTCTTCCGGATAATAAAAGTCTAATCGGCTTTGTTGGCGGTCCTTGGAGTTTGCTTAACTATGCACTAGGTGCTAACAAAGCAAGCAATGAATTTAAAACAATGTATCTTAAAAAGGTAATCATTCCATTACTAAAAGATAGTATTAGAGTACAAAAAGCAGCTGGTGCTGACGCTGTTATGATACTTGACAGTGGCTTAGGTAATATAAGTAAAAACTATTACGATAAAACGTATTTGCCAATGTTAGAATCTATTGCAAACATTGGAGATGTAGGTTACTATGTTCGCGGACTTCCTGCTTCTAGTATGTCTAAAGTAAAGAAAATGAAGTGGACAGGGATTGGCATTGATAGCACAATAGATTTACAAAAAACATTGAAGACTACTACAGGCTTTGTGCAAGGCAACTTTAACGAAGCTCACATGTTGTTAGACACAAACGCATATCACTATGAACTAGACAAATGGCTAGACACAGTAAGTAATACTACTGGATGGGTTTGTGGGCTAGGCCATGGCATTACAAAAACTACTCCTACAGAAAATGTAAAACACTTTGTTGAAACAGTTAGAAGGAAATTTAGTTAATGTTTGAAGAATCTAGTCAATGGTTCAAAGAGTTACAAGAAGAAATATGCAATACTATTGAAGATTTAGATTGCGATATGTTAAATCCTCAATCTCCTGCTAAAGAAGGCTGGACACAGTCACATAAAACCATTTACGGTGACGTCTTTGAAAAGGGAACCGTTAACTTTAGTAAAATTACTTCAGAATTTGATCCTAAGTTTGCAAAAGAGATTCCGGGTACAGAAGAACATAATAGATATAGTGCCACAGGCATTAGTGTTGTACTACATCCGCAGAATCCGCATGCGCCTGCTATGCATTTTAACACTCGTTACTTGAAAACAAGCACTAAAGAGTGGTTTGGCGGAGGAATGGATATTACTCCGTGTATGCCTTTTGACAAAGAGTCATATCATGCCAAACTTCAAAACATATGTGATTATTATAACCCCGAATACTATCCTAAGTTTAGTAAGGCGTGTGATGAATACTTTTATTTGCCGCATCGCAAGGAAACTAGAGGAGTAGGAGGCATATTCTTTGAATACCATGATCCAAAAGATATGAATTTTGACTTTGTGAAGGACGTAGGCCGAACATTTAACGATTTAATTAAAAGTATTGTTACTCCTACACTAGACATGGACTATACTCAAGCGCAAAGAGATACTTTGCAAATCAAACGTGGCCGTTATGTTGAGTTTAACTTACTTTACGACCGTGGCACACGCTTTGGATTTAAGACCGGAGGCAATATGGATGCTATTTTAATGAGTTTACCTCCAACTGTGAGGTGGACATGATACGAGTTGGTGTAAGAGGCAGTGAACTAGCACTAGCATACGCAAAACGTGTATGCGATGCACTTCAATTCGAGACCGAAGTAGTTATTGTTAAGACAGCAGGCGATTTAAATCCTGATACCCCTATACACGAAATAGGTGGTAAGGGAGTATTCTGTAGTGCAATAGAAACTGCACTACTTAATAACGAAATTGATGTTGCAGTACACAGTTTAAAGGATATGCCGGGCGATGTAGAACATCCTAATTTAGAAATTAGTGGAGTGCTAGAACGTAACAGCCCACATGACGTATTGTTAGGCAATGTGTTTGATGGATTTGTATTAGGTACTAGTAGTCCAAGGCGTAAAGCACAATTAGAAAAATTATATGCTAATTTGAATGTTGTTATTAAGCCTATTAGAGGAAATATAGATTCTCGGCTGAAAAAACTTGACAACGGCGAGTATGATGCTATAATATTAGCACAAGCCGGACTTAATGAACTTGGTATAGTTAGAGAATGGACTAAATTATCTATTATACCGGCAGTTGGACAAGGCATTATTGCAATGCAGACTGTTAAAAATAGCAACGCAAGTATAATTGTTAAACAGGCAAATCACGAACTAACATATAGGCAAGCACAGTTAGAAAGAGCATTACTTAAAGGCATAGGCGGAGACTGTACTACTAAGGTCGCAGCATATGCAAGTGGAAGCAATCCAATTAAATTGGAAGCAGAGTATTATGATTGAAGACGATGTACATGACAGATTAACAAAGGCATACTTAGAATACTTTAAAGCAAACGAAAACTTTGAAGCAAGACTAAGCCATCGTACCCATGCTGCAAGTCGTAGATGGTTACGGGAAATTAGAACACTAGCAAAACTAAGGCAAGAAGAGATACATGCTACATATGCAGCCAAGAAGGCAGCAGAAAAGCAATAGGCACAATAAGTACTTGATGCAATGGACTTATAAGGGTAAACAAATAGACGAACTTCCGGAAGGGTGTGAGGCTTTTGTATACTTGATAACAAACAAAGTCAATGGCATGATGTACGTAGGCAAAAAACTAGCAAAATTCAAAGTAACAAAGAAACCGCTCAAAGGCAAAAAAAATAAAAGGCGTAGCACTAAAGAAAGTGATTGGCAAACCTATTACGGTTCCAGTGACAGACTTAATGCAGACGTTTTAGAGTTAGGCGAAGATAATTTTATAAGAGAAATTATTCACATTTGTCCTAGCAGAGGCATAGCAAGTTACTTAGAGGCGCGAGAACAGTTTGAACGCAGAGTACTCGAAACAGATGAATACTACAATGGTATTATTAATGTTAGAGTTGGCGGATCCAAAATTCTTAAAGAGCATTTACAGGCAAATCATTCCAACACATAAGGTTAGCGGGCCAGTTTAAATTACCGCTGTGGAAAAAGCTCTCGTATAGAAGCACACGTACATATTGATTGACTACCCAGAGGTAGGAAGCCACCAAACAAATTGGGCTCACTGGTTGATATAGATTGCATTGTTGGCAGTCGAAAAACACAACATAGTTCATAAAAACCCTTTAGCACTAGGAACGAAGCGGGGGATAGCTGTAAAAAGCGATGTCGACGGAGGATGGGAAAGGTCAGAGCCCATTGAACTTGTGTATAAACATTACCTCTTTCCAATGTCTTGGCTGTGCAGACTCACATGAAGTTGCCCAAAAAGATGACGGGACTAGAAATAGTTCCGTCTGACTAAACAATCTACATGAAATTAAAACATTAATACATACGTATTAATGCAATATAATAATATCATATATAAATCATTAAACAAACATAATATTATAGTTTGAGCGTTAGCGAAAACTTGTATGAACTTGTTCATACACTAAGCATATAAAACTATATCATTGATAAATAACTTTAATAATACATTTAAGGATTAGTCACGAATGAAAGTATATCACATAACTGAAGCAGGTAGAACTGAACCCCCTCTTGGTGGTCTTGGAGATAAGACAACCAATAGAGGTCCTAGTGTCAGCAGCCCAGCAACAGCTAGTGGACCTCTCAAAGGACAAAGTATTAAATTAAATGGCGTAAGTTATCAATTTAAAGGTAACGCCTGGGTAGTTACTGATACATCTGAATTTAAAGGAAGAAATCCTCCTAAGAAAGGACAGCTTGCAGATAGAAACGCTAAAGAATTACTTAATCAAAAATCAGCTAAATTAAATGGCGGCGGTGCAGCACCTAAAGCTGATGCTCCTAAAGCAGATGAAATTAAACCTAAGGCAGATGATACTAAAACAAAAGCACCAAAAGCTAAGGCAGGCTTTATAAAGAAGTTTACTAAGTTTATTGGAAAAGGTACTATAGTTTCGTTTGTTTTTACAGTAGATAGTATGACTAGGCATGCTGACACATATATTAAAAGACTCCAGGCGATGGTCGATAATGGAGAACCTATAAACATTGCAGACCCAGAATTAAAAAGAATTAGATATAACATAGCAGAAGAAGGCGTAACTTCGATGTTGACATTAGCAGGAATGGTTACTGCTGGCGGTCTTGTAGCTACAAAAATTATTAGAACTATTGGTCTTGCATCTGCAACTTTTCCTGGCGCTGGATGGGTTGCAGCAGCAATTGCTGGTGCTACATGGCTTGGAGTTGGATACTTAACTCAGTTAGTCGCTGGATGGTTATCTAGCCGTGTGTTTGCGCAAGGCATGGTTAACTGGATGTTATCTAAACCATTTACTCCTGGACACGCACATAGTTATGCTATTAACTATGCTAAAATCACAGGCAAACCAGTACCGACCATAGTAGAATCACTAGAAGAATCAAGTAATGCTAAGGTTGACTTTGCATCTATTGGTAAAGAACTTATGGATCCGAAATTAAAAGCAGCACTTATTAAAGCTAAACAAAAAGGCGCAACTGGTAAAAATGCTATGCAAGTTATAGATAAAAGACTAGACAAAGTTACATAAGCGGAAGTCTAGTTTTTTCAGTTGTTTCAATATTATCTTTAACAATTTGATTTAGTATTTCAAGATCTTCACTGGTTATTTTATACATTAAATCATCATACGTAAACGAGCCACGCATATACCATCCTAGACGATATCTAGAATCTTTAATTTGTTTTGTCTCTCTTTCTAAATCGTCAGCAAGTTGGATTATATCAGGTTCCGAGAGTTTAACGAGCTGACTCCGAAAAAATTTGAATAATCAATATCCAAATTAGTTTTATACTTATTTTTACATTCTTCATTTTGGCACTCAACATCAAATAATGGAAAATTCCATTGTTGAGTAAGTTCAAAAATCTTATCTTTTAGTTTTGAATAAAATTCCGCATCTGAAGTCTTAATAAAGTTACTAACTTCAGTTAAGTCTGTTTCAATTTCGTCATCTTTAGATATAGATTCAATATGTGCTACTGCAAGATCTAAGTTTAATGATGCAGTTCTAGCATACACATCTTGCATTAGTTTTTCTAAATCTACAATATTTTCTTCAGTACGCTCTAATTGTTGTAATTGCCATAGCTCTCGTTGTAACTTATAGTTCTGCATACTAAAATCTGTAGTTTGTTGATATGTAATAGGGCGAATGTGAAATATAAATTTGCCCGATTCAAACGCAAATTCTAATGGATAGTTATTAAACCCTTCTAATAACTTTCCTAAGCTAATGCTACTTTCGTTTACATTACTACACTTAGGACAATTAGTATTAGCCGGCATGCTATCACCGTATGTTGATATCCTCATACTAATAAGAATAAAATCAATATCATATCCTACTAGTTTCCAAGGGTCTAAAATTGTAGGAATACAACTTTTTATTACATCTGCTGTAGCTCTTCCAGTAAACAATGCATCAGGAGTTTTAAACAATATTTCATCCATTGCATTCATACCAAATACTGGCATACTTTCAGATTCACTACCTTGCAGAATGTCTTCGTTGTACCATTTGCCTTTACTTGGGAGATCTACAAAGAGTTTAGGCTGTCTTTGATGGTTTTGTAAAAAACTGCTCATATTATAATCCTGCTAAATATATACATACAAATATTTATATCAGATATTTCTAAAATTAATAGAACTGGATTTTAATATGGCACTAGACCAAAATGACATAAACCAAATTGTAGGAGCCATTAAAGAAGGCTTTAAATCGTCAGGTGGCAACCAATTCGGCGGAAACACTTCAGGCGGAAACACCGGAAAAGGTTTAGGCATTGCAGTGGATATTGTCAAGGATGGCGGCAAAGCATTAGGCCAGGCTTTGGCTAAAGGGGGCGGATCAGTTACTGATTTTTCTAGTACCCTTACTAAAAGTATGGGAGGTCTTGGTACTGCATTTAGTGGTATTGTTGGTTATATTGATACCACTAATAATACATTTCAAGGATTAAGTAAAGTAGGAGCTGGGTTCAACGGAGATCTAGGTCGCCTAAGAGTATCAGCTGCTGATACTCGTATGAATTTTGACGAGTTTGGTTCAATGATAGGCAACAATGCACAAATGTTAGCAAGTTTTGCTGGCGGTGTTAACGGCGGTACAAAACAATTTACTGCACTTAGTAGGGCAATGTTTACAGACGGTAATATGATTGAAGGCTTTATGAATTTAGGTTATACAGTTAGCGAAGCTAATGAATTCTTAATGACTAACATGAAGTTGTTAGATCGCCAAGCTAGGCGTGACGGTATGAGTACTGAAGCGCAAGTTAAAGCAGCATTAGAGCTTGCAAGCACGATGGATGTTATGGCAAAGCTCACTGGTAAAAGTGTTAAAGAACAACAAGATCAGCTTGTTGACTCTCAAAGAGACGGCGCAACACAAGCCAAGCTACGTTTATTAGAAAAACAAGGTATTAAAGGAGTTCAGCGAGGCTTCGACACTTCTATGGTAGGCCTACAGGCTGGCGGAGCAGACTTGCAGAAGTTTTTCCAAGACATGACACAAACAGGTGTGCCAATGACTGCGGCAACAAAAGCATTTGCAGCAAGAAATGGCGAAGCAGCAGCAATTGCTAAAAGGATGGCAGCAGTTAATGCATCAAGTTTGTCAGCAGAAGAAAAACAAGCACGGTTAAAAGATTTATCAGCACAAGCAGTAGCAGCTACATTAAAATCACAAGACAGTGTACAAAATCTTACAGTAGCATCATTAGGGCAAGTTTCAGAGTATGCTAAAGCAGCAGCCGACGGACTAGAACAAGTTGGTCCAATGATTAATCAAATGGCAGACTATGCTGCCAAGCACGGATTAGTACTAGGAGAAACACTTGGCTACCAAGAAGCATATAAACAAGTGTTTCTTGATCTTACAACTGAAAGTGAAAAACAAAAAACTGGCGCAGGTCAAGGTCAAGGTGCTCAGGAAGCAATAAACGCAGCAACATTAGCACTAGCAGAATCTGCTTCTAAAGTTAACGCTGCATTAGGTGATCAGATTAGTACTAACACAAAAGTAAGCACAGCACTTGCTAAAGCAGCTAAAGTATTAGAAGGAGTTCTTGGAACTGCTGCAACAGCCGCAATTTCGGCACTAAGTGTTGTGCCAGGATCATCAAATGCAGAAAATGCCGGTACAATAAACGGCATGCCAACCGCAGAAGAAATTAATGATATAAATGATGAAAGTACAAGTCAAGCAGATAAAGAAGCGTTCGTATCTATGTTTGGTCCAGAAAATTTTGATCAGGGTGCATTAAAAGTTGGTATTGTTAGTATTGACCAAGCCGCAATAGCAAGAAATGCTAAAAAAGATATGGCCACAAGGGAAGAAGCATTTAATCCAGAAGCACAAAGTATCTTTGGTGACTTGTTTGACGGCGCAATGAATTTAATTGGGCTAGGCGATAATGAAACCCCAACGGCAAATGCACTAGGCGGAAATGTAAAAGCAGGCGAGTTCCTTAAAGTTGGTGAACAAGGTCCGGAAACTATGATTGCAGGGTTTGACGGAGCAGTAATACCAAACATGAAACAAATGATGAATAGGTTGCCGCAAGCAATAGAAAGTATGAATTTACCACCAAGCGCGGCTGAACAAAGTGTATTGGCAAATATGGGTATGAAAGATAACGATATTGCAGCACTGGTGCAGCAAGCACAAACCACGAACGAGCTTTTATCACGCTTACTTGGGGTAAATACAGCACAAGGACGAATTGGCGAGAAGCATTTAAAGCTGTCACGCGGCGCTGGTAATTTAATGACGGGACTAGGTAGAGCATGAGCTGGAAAAAACATTTTACACCTGTACAAACAGGCGACAACCCAAACGGAAGCTACGGTCCTATAAGTGGATCTAGTTCTGCTGGCAGACCTGGACCTGCAAGAACTAATTACAGTTCTTACTTACCAGATGTATATGTAGGCAGTCCAAACAGAGTTGAACGCTACGGCCAATATAATACTATGGATATGGACAGTGAAGTAAATGCTGCACTTGATATCCTTGCTGAGTTTTGTACACAAAAGAATAAACAAAACGCTACTAACTTTAAATTTGCATTTAATAAAAGTGCAACAAACAATGAAGTTAATATTTTAGGACAATATTTAAAGCAGTGGTGTAAACTAAACAACTTTGAAACACGTATGTTTAGAACATTCCGTAATGTATTCAAATACGGTGACGCAATATTCCTTAGAGATCCAGAAACTAAAAAACTGTTTCATGTTGATCCTGCAAAACTATCACGTATCATTGTTAACGAAAGCGAAGGCAAAGTACCTGAACAATATATCATTAAAGATGTAAACTTTAACTTTACTGAAATGGTTGCAACAACTCCGCATATTACTAATGGTAATATTACAGGCGGTGGCGGCGGTGGATATACTACTGGCGGCGTTCGCGGCATGACAGGAAATGCTCCAACACAAAGCGGTTCACGATTTGCTACAGCAGACGGCGAAGTTGCAATTGATGCAAAGCATGTATTACATTTAAGTCTATCAGAAGGATTAGACAATAACTATCCATTCGGTAACAGTTTACTAGAAACTATTTTTAAAGTATTCAAACAAAAAGAATTACTTGAAGATGCTATTATTATCTATCGTGTACAACGTGCTCCGGAAAGAAGAGTATTTTATGTTGACGTAGGTAATATGCCAAGTCACTTAGCAATGCAATTTGTTGAGCGTGTTAAAACGGAAATACATCAAAGACGTATTCCTAGTGCAACTGGCGGCGGAACTAATGTTATTGATAGTAGTTACAATCCGCTTTCGATTAACGAAGATTACTTCTTTCCACAAACTGCTGAAGGACGTGGTTCAAAAGTTGAAACACTACCAGGCGGCACTAACCTAGGAGAAATTGATGACCTTAGATATTTTACTAATAAGCTCGTACGCGGCTTACGAATTCCTTCCAGCTATCTACCTACGGGGGCTGATGATGGGGCAAGTTCCTACAATGACGGACGAGTTGGTACTGCATACATACAGGAATTAAGATTTAATACATACTGTGAAAGACTACAAGGTTTAATTGTAGAAGAATTTAATCAAGAGTTTAAACGCTACTTACTTGAAAAGGGCGTTAACATTGATACAGCAATGTTTGATCTATCTTTTGAAACACCGCAAAACTTTGCAGCATACAGACAGTCAGAGTTAGATAATGCTCGTGTACCAACATTTACGCAAATGAGTGCAATTCCATATATTTCAAATAGATTTGCAATGATGCGTTTCTTAGGAATGAGTGAAGAAGAAGTTGCAGACAATGAACGTCTATGGAAAGAAGAAAATGACGAGACATTAAATACAGGCGGCGAAGATGCAAGTGCAGAAATGCGTGGCGCTGGTATTAGTAGTGCAGGCATTAGTTCAGACATCGACGGAGCAGAAGACATCGCACCAGATGAAGGTGAACCAGAAATAGGCGGAGAAGCAGCTCCACCAGAAACTTCAACAGGAGAAGTACCGGGCGGCCAAGGCGCAAGCGCAAGCGCAACTACAGCACAAACGATATAAATACAATATGATACTACGTGAACTATTTTACTTTGATAAAGAAACAATTGAGTCTACTGAAGATGATCGATATGATCCTCGTTACGATGACAGTGTTGTTAAAATGAACGATACTCGTAAAACACGCCTTACATTAAGTCAAATTAATCGTGCAAGGAAAGCAAGTGAACTACATACTACTGAGAAGGCCGGAGAACTGGAATTCATAAGACAAATGTATGGAATCGCTGCACAAGTTCCTGAGATGTAAAATTAATGGCAAAGATCGATAAGAGTCTTTACACTAAAGATCAATATAAAGCACTTAAAGCTGCTGCCAAAGCTGAAAAAATAATAAAAAACAGCACACCTACACAAGCCCCTAGTATAACAGTTATTGAACATCAGCAATCGACGGTTCCTATTGCATTTGTATTAGGTAACGGCACTAGTAGAAGTAATATATCACCTAACGAACTTCAACAGCTTGGCAAAGTATACGGGTGCAATGCATTGTATAGAAGTTTTGCTCCAGATTACTTAATTGCAGTTGATACAAAGATGATTGTTGAAATTAATAAGACAGAATACCAAAAATCTAATGCAGTATGGACTAATCCAAACAAGCTATATTCATCTATGGAAGGATTTAACTTTTTTCAGCCTAGTAAAGGATGGAGTAGTGGTCCTACAGCGTTATGGCTAGCAAGTCAACAAGAATATCAAATAATATACATATTAGGATTTGATTTTAAAGGTACTGACAGCAATAACTTTAATAATATATACTCTGATACTGAAAATTATAAAAAAAGTAACGACACCGCAACATATTACGGCAACTGGCTACGCCAAACTAAGACTGTTATTGAACAACATAACACTAAAATTAAATACGTAAGAGTAATAGCACCAGATAATTTTATTCCAAGTGAGCTAAATAAAATTAGTAACTTAACACACATTACAACGGATATGTTCAAGAAAATGTACTCTTTATTATAAACGAGTCGTTTTGGGCCTATTATAGCCTCATATATATTATAAATAGTAAATACACATGACAGCCTTACCATAGGTACTTACTTTACAGGAGATTAAAAAAATGGCGAATCAAAATAAATTTGAACAGATGCTTGAAAAACTTGTCAATGAAGACAAGGCAGGCGCTGAAGAACTATTCCACGAGATTGTGGTAGAGAAATCACGTGACATATACGAGTCACTATTAGAATCAGATCTAGACGATGAAGAAGTAGATGAAGCAACTGATGAAGAAGTAGATGAAACTACTGATGAAGAAGTTGACGAAACTACTGATGAAGAAGTTGATGAGTCTGATGACGAAGAATTAGACGAAGACTTTAACTTAGACGAGTTTGAAGTTGAAGCAGATCCAATGGACGCTATGATGGGCGACATGGAAGTAGACGGCGGCGACGAAGCACCAGCTATGGATATGGATATGGACGCTGAAGAAGGCGAAGCCGAAGTTGAAGATCGTGTAGAAGATCTAGAAGATGCACTTGACGAACTAAAAGCAGAATTTGAAAAAATGATGTCAGGTGACGACGAAGACGAAGGCGAAGATGACGGCGAAGAAGATCCTATGGATATGGATATGGACGCTGAAGAAGAGCCAGAAGAAGAAGCAATTACTTTTGAAACAACAGACGAAGAAGTTGACGAAGCTGCTGACGAAGAAGTTGAAGAAGCTGAGAAATCAGAAACTGAAACAATGCGTGAGTATGTAGAAAAAGTAACTGCATCAATGGGTGACAATGGTGTAAACACTAAGTCATCAGTAGCAACGCCAAACAACATGGGCGGCGATGCATCAAACTTAGTACAAGGCGGAGAAGCTGACACTAAAGGTACAACAGGCGGACTAGCTGCAAATACTTCTAAAGAAGATAATGCAGGTAACGTTAACGTACCAGGCGGTAAAGCATCAAAATCACTAAAAGGTACTAAAGGCCATGGCGCAGAGAAAAAAGGCGCTGGCGAAACTGCTGACAACAAGAAATCAACTGTTGGCAAATAAGTAAGGAAACTAATAGATGAATCACTTACGGGAACACCTAAGTTTCGACCAAGCGAATATTGTCGTTGAGTCTGCTAACGAAGGAAAAGACTTGTACATGAAAGGTATTATGATACAAGGCGGAGTACGCAACGCTAACCAGCGTGTGTATCCTGTAAACGAAATTGGCAGGGCTGTCAAAACTCTCAGCGAACAAATCGAGGGTGGATACAGTGTTCTTGGCGAAGTTGATCATCCAGAAGGCCTTAATATAAACTTAGACCGTGTAAGTCACATGATATCCGAAACTTGGATGGAAGGTGATAACGGTTATGGTAAATTAAAAATACTACCTACTCCGATGGGGCAACTAGTTAAAACAATGTTGGAAAACGGCGTAAAACTAGGAGTTTCATCGCGTGGTAGTGGTAACGTTAGTGAAGACGGTAGCGGCAACGTTAGCGACTTTGAAATAATAACAGTGGACGTGGTGGCTCAGCCTAGCGCAC